AACGAGTAGAGGTTTCAAGCTGGTCTGCTGCTTCTGCAACAGTAGCTTGTGATACAGGTGATTCATCACCCACGAAATTGGTAAGTGCGTCAGTGCGCTCTTCAGTCCACTTAGGAAGTGCCATTTAGATTTCTCCGTTATTTATAAGTTGGCCAATATTATCAATTACTATGATACCTTTTGACCTTGCAGTTTTAGTTTTTGCCGATTCGACTCCCGACTCATTGATTAAATGAGTGCAGTCTTTAGTAAGAGTAGACTTTACAATATAGCCGTAGTTTTTGAGATAACTCTCCGCCTCGGCCTTAGTCTTGAAACTCTTTAGTTTACCGCTAATACAGACGACTCCTCTGGTTTCTACTGTAACAGTATTTGTCTTACTAAATTTAAAATCGAAAGGTAAAGACCCATCGTAAAAACAATAAAATTCTCTTTCTAGCCAAGAGATCAGGCTTTCTGTTGCCTTCGGGCCAAGCCCTGCCAACTCACAAGTTTCTGTACTTATATCCGTAATACTATTACAAACTTTTGATAGTTTCGCAGTAGCCGTAGTACCGATCAACGGTATCGAAAATGCAGGGAGAAGTAAGTCTAATGGAGCACCACGAGAGTTCTCTATTTCGACATACAACTTCTCTGCAAGTTTTTCAGAAGAGAGACACTCTGCAATCTGTTCTTGAGTAAGGTCATAAACCATATCAATATCAGATAAGCCTAGCTTAGCAATAGCTGCTGGCCCAAGACCTTTAATTTTAAGGGTCTTTGCAAAGTGTTCTACTTTTTTCTGAGACTGCGCTCCGCAGGAAGTGGAACGGCAGTACAGAAGATGGTTGACCCAAACAAGATCCGAATTGCAGCTAGGGCAATTTGTTGGAGCTTGAATTGATGTCATAAGATGTTCCTCTGAATTTGAAAGTATATTATATAAAATATTAAGGTAAAAGTCAAGAACTATTTTTCTGAAGGTAGACCTATTCGGTCACACGTTTCAAAATTCGAGGTATAATTTCCCCAGATCTAATAACTTCCACCATACACCCAATCTCCAGATTTAGATCTTGGATATACTCAATGTTGTGCAGGGTTGCTCTTGCTACTGTAGCATCTCCAATCATTACTGGTTCGAGAATAGCTACAGGGCTTACAACTCCAGACTTTCCAGTCTGCCACACAACATCAAGCAGTTTTGTTACTACTCCTTCCTTCTGCTCTTTTAGAGCAAAAGCACCGCGGGGGTGATGAGCAGTAAACCCCATCTTCTCGAAAGTATGGTAAGAATCTACACGATAGACAAGTCCATCAGTAGGATACTCACTAGCATCAAACTTGTTGACAACGTAAAAGCCTTGAACGCTAAGAGCGGACATTGCTTCCCTCCATGTGCCATAGTCTGCGCCTTGGATGTCATAAGCTACAAAGGTTAGTGGACGAGTATGAAACTCATTCATATCTTTTAAGTTTAGTGACCCCGCTGCGACATTTCGAGCATTAGGTACTCGTGATGGGCATACTACTTCTCCAGTAATCTGAACAGTCCCTCGTTGCAGAATTTCTGTAGGTACTAAGAGTCGTAGCTTGTTGGTAATATCACGCCCAAGATTACCATCCCCTCGAGTAAGTGCTAGTGCCAGTACTCCATTTACATAGAGCAGGGACACCGCAGCTCCATCGAGCTTGGGAGTTTTACAATAACCATCTAGTGCTGGAGCATCAGCCAGGTCAAAGTATTTTTGTAATGAATACATTTTATAGTGATGAGGAATGCCGTCAGTAACCTGATGACCTACTCCATCATAAGAATATCTTGCAACTAAAGCATCAAACTCAGCGTCCGAAATGATCGGGTCACCTTCGTAGTAACGCTTTGCTGCTTCTTCTATAAAATCTATCATGTAAACTCCCACTCAATGAAGATATATTATACAGACAAAAGAAAAGAAAGTCAAGAATTATTTTTCGTAAAGGCCAGTTAAAAGCTCAGAAAAATGTTCTTGTATAACGTCCTTAGATTCCGCTAGTGATAATATTTCAGTCAAGCCTATAAATAGCTCTCGTGAATTATTAAAGTCCAAAGGCATACTGATACCTTCGTTACTAGGTTTCCACTCCTCTGTAAAGTCTAAATAATACTTTCTCAGACTAAGATATTCAACACCTCGAAAGGTACTAACAGTTAGCCTTACTTGTATTTCTTTTACTTCATCATAGTGAATTATTCTTTCAAACAATTCTGGGGCTTCGTATAGTTCCATAGTCTTAGTTCCGTAGAACAGAGGCTAGAGGCACTACACTAGTAACATTCTTAGGTTTTATCAAGCGATACGAATCCGTATCCCAACAAAACATAAGAAGGGTTTCAGTAGTTTCTTTTGCACGGTTTTTCTTTTGTTGAATATATGGTGTGCTGAAATCTAATGTACAAACATTGTATTTCAACTTATTACTGTTTTCACTACGATAAGTAATTACAGCGTCTCCATATTCCTCAACAACCTGTGCTAGTTCTTCTTTTTTCACAGTTGCTCCTTTTAAAGCAGGTTAGCAGAATCTTCTACTGTGCTGACTTGTAAAAGGAGAGGTGCGCCGTTGTTTTGATACCCAGGCAGCGCATTCCTCCTGGACTAAGGTAGTTAGCCGGTTAAGACTAAGCTCATCTTAATTGTTGAGTGCTGTAATTACTGTAGTAAAATACTGAGATGCTTTACCAGTCAGCTTGCTGATGATTTCTTCATCAACTTCTTGACCTGCATCGGAGATTGCGGCTGTAAGAGCTGCGGCAGCATCTGCTTTAGAGACACGACCACCGCCAGTACTACCAGCTTTAGCAGCGGAGCCGCCTGCTGCTGGAGTTTTCTTAACATACACACCGGCTTTGGTAAGAATCATACGGACGCCGTTTGGAGATTCGTCTAGTTCTTCAGCGATCTCTTTAACGATTTCCATAGAGTTTTCAGGGGTTGGTTCTGCTTCTTCATACATTGAAACAGCTTGTGCTTTTTTATCGTCATCCCACGCCATTTTGCGCTTCCTTCTTTGTTGTGATTGTGTTGCTCCTGGACAGTTTCCAGTAGCGGCTAATTGTTGCATATAAAATCGGTCGCCCACTTGGTTTCCTCATCTTGTAAGAGTATATTATACCGAAATGAGCATAAGTTGTCAAGAACTATTTTTGTTTAGGAGTAACAAAAACTGTAATAGAATTGGTGTTAAACTCCATAGACTGTAATGTTACATACGCTTCTAGCGTGTCTACCCACCAAGATTTAGGCCTTAACAAGATGTGTGCATTCCTACCATCAGGCAATATATCCTTTGAGGGTGTTAATGCAATTGTCAGCATAGCACTCTTTGTAAACTTTGAACTAATATGCTCTAGTACGTCACCAATATACATAGGCTCAATATGCTCTAGTACATCTAAGCACATAAGATGCTCACAAACTTTGGGGTCACTCTCCCACTCTGCTACACCTGGGTCATAGTTCGTTATCTTTACTGGCAGTATGAAGGGCATATTCTTTCCCTTACCACAGCCGTAGTCAAGCAAGTCTCGAACTTTATTCTCATAAACCCACTTACAGATACGAAGAATATGACCTCTAGGGCCATTACCCCAAGTACTCTTTGACTCGTGGAGACCCCGTATCTGGTTTTTATATTCGTCACTAATCATATTTTTGTTAGATCTACCCCGTACTTTTCTAGGTGTCTAAGACTTCCTAGATCATATGCAAGAGAGTACGCAGAAAATCCGCCTACATTTGGTACTTGCATCCACACATCTTCAGACTGTTGAACAGGCTGAAGGACATATATAGCGTAACATTTGCTGCCATATTTTTTCTCATAGTTTACATCGAAAAAACCGGCTCGCTCTGCTTGGTAGTCTACTGATAGCTCGTAGTCTACAATTGCTGGTGAATGATGTCTAGCAGACCAGACAATCTCCCCCTTATTAAACTCCTCTGAGCAGCACTCATCAGGCAGATAGGCAACACCCGTTCTTTCTTCCGCAGAAGCAGGCTTGCTAGGGACACCTACTCTCTCAATAAGATTTTTAACGAAGGAGGCTGATCTGTAGAGTCCTTTTGCAATAGAGGACACTGGATCTCCTGAGAGGTACTCTGTAACTGCTGACTTAATCTCATCGTCAGTCGCCGCCTTGCCGCGTAGTTTAGCCTTGCGCGTTGCTGTATACGCCTTACGTTCCTCATATTCTGTTACTATCTTTTGGAGTCTGGCCGTGTTGTAAGCGATATTCAGTATTTCGCACGCTTCCTTTTTCGTAATCGGAGAGTCCCCATTCAATAGGGTTATCACTTTCTCGATATTCGATGCTGACAGGTTCTCCCAGTCCTTTTTCTTTACTCTTGCCATTTTCTAGTTTCGCCTCTAATTTGAACATTAGACAACATATAGCATGAGCAATATGGTCTAATCCGGTTTCTTCGTCTAATTCCTCGCCATCTAAGTGGGCGAAGATGTGACGCAAAGCCGCGCCACTATATCTGTTCTGAAGATTGTCAAGTTTTTTCCAGTTATGTTCATCATACTTGGCTGCACCAAATGTCAGCACCTTGGCTACTTCTAATAATGTTTTAGGAGGAAGCAGATACATCTTAGGCTTCTCTCCGTCATATTTTTTACCTTCACTCATGTTATCCCCTTAATTAAGTATATATTATACTAGCATATAGAAATCAAGTCAAGAGTTAATTTACTTGAAGCACCTCTTCAAGCGAAGGAAAATGCTGTTGGATTATATTCCAGCATTGTTCTGCAACTACTCTATGCTCAAGCTGAGTTTCAATGCCACAGCGAAGATCGCAGTAATGTATCCAACTACGAAGAGTCCCGGCCATATATAATGTAGTTTCTGTATTGCCCTCAGGTAGAATAGCTCTAGCCTGTTCTTTTGCGATTCCATTGTTTAAAGCCCACTCATAAGTACTGTTTACTAGCTTATTTATCTCTATCTGCTTCATACGCCACATTTCTGCAAGCTCTCGCTGAGCTGGATCAGTCTTGTCTATAGCGTCAGATGCTTGTCTATTCTGAGGGTCTTGTAGCCTACAGTCTCGCACACAAAAGTCAGAGCTTATCGCATACCGCTGACTAAACTCCTGAAAGGAGAAGGAGCGGTGTCGTATAATTTGACGACTAATATCACGAGTGGTCTTAATCTCTAGGGTTACAGAGACCATCTCAAAAGGAGACCAATGGTGGTGCTTTGCTAGATACTTTAGCAGCTTGGGAGCCGTTGCAATATTGTTCTGATTTCCAGGGTTACTTACTCTTGCTGCATATGCAATAAGCTCTTCGGCAGTATTGCAGCTTGTTTGAGCACTAGGCTTGCTCACTGATACTAATTTTACTTCACTCATTCTTCTTCCTCATCTAGCGTGCAATAATACGGGCCTTCGTCTGGTGCGCTATACCACCAATCTTCTTCTAAGGCGTTGGGGCAGCGAATAGGCATACCATAGCCATCCCCGTTCATATGCTCTCCACAATTTTTACAAATCATTTCGCGGTAATCCTCTTATCATAGTCTGCGTAGTCCTCTGACCACCAGTCTGGTTTGGGTCTGTGTGACCATACGGCGAAAGTAGCTTTATCAAGATGATAATAGTCACGGTAGCTCTGTATCGGGTCGTCATAGTTTTTTAACTCGTCGGGCATTGCTAGTCCGAAGGTGGTGAATCCTTTTCTTTGTAGATTCCGTGGCTCTGGTAGCTTGTTAACCACTCCCACAATCGACTTGTGTTGCTTCGCATAGCGATAATGATATTCGTCATTAAGAGCATTACCATAGCAATGTGTCCATTCAAAATTGTCTAGCGATGAGCGCACCCATATAGTACAAGGGTGATTGTACATCATCGGTAGGTATGGGGTTAGTGGTCGTTCTTCCATAGGAAGATGTTTGATTTCTTTCTTGAGAGCGTTCAAGTGGTCTCGCTCTTCTTTGTTGAGAGCACGAGGTACAAAACCTAGGTGCTCGTCTACCCATATAGCTGTACACATTAACTGTGCTACTTCTAAAGGCATTTTGACAATGTGCTTGTCTACGTGGTACTCTGCACACTTGTCTAGGTCTTCGTCTAAATAAAATAAATTCATGTTGTACCTTTACTGAGTTATGCGTATATTATACTAAAGAACACACTAAAAGTCAAGATTTATTTATAGGATAGTCCCAAGGATTTATATTTACACTTACCCGAGTTCCAGACTTAAACTCTGTAACACTGTGGAATACTCCAGGGGCTAGTAGTACAAGTCGGTTTGTTCTAGGGCGAATGACCTTACCTATATCATCGAGGTACAGGTGAGCCCCTATCAAATCTTCTACTTTTAGATATAGGATACAACTGCATATAGGAAACTTTAATATTCCTAATGCACTATATACTTTTTCATCTTTGTCGTAGTGTGGGTTAGGAAGAGGACTCCAGTGTGGATTATGTGACCACTCCTCAAAACCTACGCAAGCGTCTAGAGGGAAGTATTTATTAGCTTCCTCTAGTATAGCGTTCTGATAAGGCTTTTCTGCAGGGTATCGAAACCACTTACTGATGAAGGGGTTTAATAGCGAACCTATCTTTAACATATCCTGAGGTAGAAAGTTGTCTATAATTTTATATTGCATCTTTCGTCCATAGAGTCATAGAGTACTTTGTTCCCTGTGTTAGGGGAGTACATAAATGGGGGTGGGTTATCTTTCCTGGAAACAGTATTATAGACCCCAGACTGACTTCTTTATTAGAGAAGTCTTGCCGAGGAAAGTATAGATCTGCTCCCTCATAGGAATCATTTAGTTTTATACTTCCTGTAATATAGCTATCGTCATGGTGCAGTTTTAGTTTTTTCTGTCCTTCCATTGAGTACTTTATAGCAAACATATCTGTTAGCTCAAAAGGATCTACACCCCATACTCGTTGAGCTACAGGTACAATAAAGTCATGGAAATGATCAGAGAACATCTCATATAACCCTAACATTTCTTTTTGAAAATGTATGTCCTGTGTGGAGTAATGCTTATCATTTTTAGCAGGTGCCCATGTACCTAAGTCCTCACACGCTGCTATAACGTAATGACAGAAATCAGGCTCGAGAAAGTCTACCTGTATTATATCAGGAGCTATCTCTTTAAAATTTGGTTGTTTAAATACGCTTTCGAACACTATCCCAAGCCATCCTGTCTACTTGTACAAACTCTGATTTTGCGTGAATCTTTCCAATAAAGTGTACGTTTTCTCTGCTTCGTATATCATCAAAGATCCGCTCCTCTACTAGAGGATCGTGAGCTGGATGATTCTCTGGGTTCTCTGTATCTATTCTATCTTGAACGGCTATGGGTAGATGCCAGCTAGATGCAACGCTCATTATATCGTTCTTTGCATCTATAAACTTTACTGATCGTTTAAAAAAGTCAAAGTTTATGAAGGTTAAACTAGAATACGTTGCTATTTCATTGACTAGCCATAACCCCGCTACAGCCCCTGCGGACAGCCTTTTCTCTTTGCCGCCATAAAACTCATTAAGGGCATTGATACTTTCCATACTATACATAGGGGTGTGCGGGTAGTCAGGACGAGCGTGAGGTCTACCTGTAAGAGTGCTTACATTATAAAGTACTTGTGTGTGAGAAGGGAACTTCTCTCTAAGTCCTTGTCTAAAACCTCCAGTTACCCAGATATCAGTGCGTCTTCCTATATATCGTTCATACCCATCAGGTACTCCCTTACCGAAACGCACTACTATATCATAGCTGTCTATAAGCTCGCCTTGTTCTACCTCTAGTGCTGTAGAATTATTTCCTACTACTATTACAGACTTGCCTCTAACAAAATCACAGATGTTCAAGGTACTTCTCCACACACGGGCCGAATCTCTGACCTTTGTGAATAGGGGTTCCATCTGTAAAATGGTATGCAAACACTTCTTCGCCAGGGGAATCATAGCCTACTAAATGATTATACTTACCTGGCAGCTTTCCAACCTTTTCCTCTGCCCACCACAACCTGTGTAGATAAGCAGGAGAGGCTTGATTCACTTCCTCTACTGTTAGTCTCTTACAATGGGGGTGGCTACAATTAAATAGCATCAGAGAAGACCACCATTTTCTATCATAGGTTGAGTTAGGTCTACCATCCATCTTCATCTCAGAGGCTTCATACTTACGGTGTTGAACTACCGAGACGGCATTGTACTCTTGCGAATAAGATGCAATCTCAGTAGGATCACCCTGCCAAACGAAGTCGCTGTCGCAGAATAAAGATAGGCCTTGATACCCCGACAACATAGGTACTAGGAATCGAGTGTAAGTAAATTCAGTGGAACCGTCTTCATTCCTATCATACCCTAGTTCTCGCATTGCTTTTATGTCAATACGCGTAATGTCTGCGTCAGGAAGATACTTTCGTATAGATTTCTCACATACGATAGTATTCCACTCTAGTGTGCTATCATGGCCTATAAATATTTTCATGCTGCTTTCATTCTCTCTACTAAGCGTTCTGCTCTAGCCCCGACTTGTCGATACCACCGGCTATCTACCATCTCTTCTGAAGCTTTGACCCAATCGCAAGCAATGAGAGCTGCATTAAAGTTTTTAAACCCTGAGAGTCGCGGACGTCCCATATTAAACATCATGTTGACCAGTATCTCCTGGACTTCGTGTGGGAAGTTATTAAAAGTCCCTGGGCCGTATAAAGCGTAACACTCGTCTGTGGCTGTGTCCAAGTCTTTTTCGAAGCACTCTCGCACTCGTTCTTCGGACACGGGGGTACCAGTTGCTTCGCCAAACTCTGGGTCGCTCTTAAGTACCAAGTGGCCAACACCAAATGTAGGGTATCCGAGATGATCGTTATAAATCTCATATACTACGCCTTCATCAATTTTCAGTTGGTCGTACACTGCTTGTCTGTTCATTCTTTTCCTCTGTTGTAACCTTGCGGTAATATACTACTACCTGCTGCATTTCTTTTACGTACCTTTTGATTTCCTGCATATTATATGCCATCAGTTCATAGTCTGGTACAGACATTGCAAAGAACACTAGGTGTCCTTCTTCTTTCTTCAACCTCTCCAGAAACTCATCTAGATTAGCCTCTGATACTACATACCATTGAGGCTCTTTTAAATCAATTGCTCTCGGAAGTACTGGTTGAGTTATTACTCTCTCCACTGGTTTTGTTATTATCTTGACTTCCTGGGGTTGTTGCTTTAGCAAGCTGCACCCCGTCATCAAGGGTATCAAGCCCAATGCTATCAGCTTCAATTGCATCGAATACCTCTTTGGTTGCTTTGTTAGCTCTAGTCTCAATCAACCCTGGTTTTGCTGCTGCCAGCTTAGTCAGGTTATGTCTTTTGAAGATATCGAGGTAACGATTCATTTCTTGTTGTACTACTTGGCTTTGTACCTGTAGTTCTGTCAGGGCTGCTGTCTGCATTTGAAAGTCATTTTTCATTGTAGCTAGAGTCTCTTCTTGAGTCTCAAACTTTAGTTCGTATGCTGCCAGCCTTTTCTCCAGCTCTTGAATGTAGGTAGAGGTGTCGTCATAGTAGAACCAACCTGCTACACCCATTGTGAGAATAATCCCCACAAAGACCCCGTTCACTCGGAGTCCTCCATTGTAGTATTGCACCAGGTACAGGCCTGTCCTTCTACTATCCAGATCTGTCCATCGTGGCAGGTGTGTTTCCACATTCCTGGTCTATCTAATAGTACCTCTGTCTTTCCAAATATCTTATCGTAATTATCACGATAGTTATTTGTAGGGACTTTTGTCTGAAGAGTGTCTCCAGTTATATCATTCTTGCTCGCCATCACTATTCTCCTTTACTACTTGCTCTAGCATTCTTTGGTCTTTTTTCATTCTTCGTTTCCGAATCTCAGGGTCTTTTCTCCAGTAAGGTAAAGACCACCCAACCTTTCCAGCTCTTTGTGCTATCTCTCGTGGTATTAAATCCTGAAAGACTTCTCTAATTAAAAACTTATTGATCCCGCGAAAAGCCTCTGTTTCATATTGCAATTTTCTTTTTAGAGGAATTTCTAAAACATATTTTACAAGATCTTGGTAGAGAAAGGGAGTTCTGCTTTCCATACCGAAAGCCCCGCAGAACGCATCTGCACGCAGTAAGTACGTTTCACACCCTGTCAATAGATCTATGAACATTTGGGCCGTTATGGGATGTACCCCTTCGATTACATGAAGTGGGAACCACGATTCGAGTTCATGTTCTCTGATATGCTCCTGTACTGTGTGGTGTTGGGGGCGTCTTTGAGTACGAGATATAGGATTGGCTTGTACTTTAGGGTTTAACCAATCTCCGTGCTTATTATAACCACTAAAAATTTCGTCTCCTCCATCACCTGTAAGCACAACTTTTGCACCTTGTTTTGCTACTTCTTCTAGCAAATAAAGACGAGGTACCATTCGGTAGCTGTCCTCAAAGATTGAACCACTAATTTCCATACACCGCTTTGAGTATCTATCAATCAACTCTTGGCTTGCTGGCATTTTAGCGATTATGTGCTCAATGTCGTACTCTTTTGTGCAAATAGCAGCTAAGTGTGCCTCGTTCATCATAGCGTAGTAGGGATCAGGATCTAACTCAGGGTCGTCTTCATATGCTAGAGTAGCAGAGAAGAAGTTCTCCGGCCCACTAATTCCAAGTATAGCAGCTAATAGATTACTATCAAGGCCACCACTGTGAAGAAGAGCTAATCTCTTGTTTGTTCTTGCAGTACGAAGCACACCTTCGAGAACCTTGCCTCGATACTCAAAATGATTGAATTTTTTCTGCCCAATCGTATACCCGTCCCAGCAGCTCTCATATCCGATTATAGATTGTTTTTCTACATCGTACTTCATAATCTGCCCAGGAGCGAGCTTAAAGATATTAGAGTATACGGTTTTTTGTCCATTCTGCCAGTAGTTTCCTAGCTGAAAATCCTCTATGTTTTTTGGGGAGAACAAAGGCTTTACGCCTCCTTCAATAATTCCAAAAATTGTAGAAGAATAGATCAACTTTCCATCAAGTCTAGCATAGTATAAAGGCTTTTGCCCGAAGTGGTCTCTTACGAGGTATAGAATACCTTTTGATAGCCAAGCAAATGCAAAAGCCCCGTTGAGACCCCGCACCGCTTTTACACCTTTGAATTCAAGGTGGCGTTGTAAATAATCTGTATCTAGTTCTTTCTCTGCATCCACATCATATAGCTCTCCGTTGTATACTAGAACAGAGTTTTTAGTTACTCGTGGTTGAGCAGAGGGGATAGGATCGCCACTAATAGCTAGAAGATTGTGCCCAAACGAAACACCATCTCTATAGTAGCTAGCGGTGTAGTCTGGCCCTCTGCTCTTGTTGGCTAAGCACATCTTCTCTACAAGGGCTAAGTCGTCCCAAGTAATTCCATTTATCGCACACATCTTTTCTCCACGAGAATATCACCAGATACTTGTCTACTGTTGTAGAATCTAGCCTGTCTTATATGAAAGTGTGGAGCAAGTTTTACCAACCACCACTCGAATTCTTCTACTATCAAGTGAGCATTGCGCCCGTCTGATAGCTTTTTTAATGCTGGTACAGTACATACCGAGAAATAACCAAATTTGTTTATTACTCTCTTTAGATCAAGAAGTACTGCGTCTAGGTATTCTGGTTCAATATGCTCTAGTACATCATGACATACTACAAAGTCACAAGGCTCTGGAGGCATTGCTACTTCTGGTCTTGCAGGTTCGTATTCGTGTACAATAACAGTGGGCTTTAGCTCTGCCATCTTTGCTTTCATACCGCCCCATCCTGCTCCATAGTCTAGCATCTCTGTTACGTTATAGCGTTCCATGAGATTAAGCGTAGGCTTTAGATACTTTACTGATCCAGTATTTCCCCAACCCCGCGCACCACTACCTTTATGTGTCTCTTGTAATACAGCTCTATATTCTTCAGAGATCGTGTTCATGTAACCAACCACGAAAACTATCCAAACCACCCACATATTCTCCGTTTACGAAGATTTGTGGAATACTGCGAGGAACAATCTCAATACGATCTATCCACTCTTGTGGGGATACTTCGCCTATATCACTCTTGAGGATATTAAAGCCTTTCAGCTCTGCTAGCTTCTCTGCGCTTGCGCAGGCAGAGCAGCCGACCCCGCCATAAATATGTACTACTGTATTACTCATCATCCACCTCTAAGACTCCTTGGTCTATTAAATATTCAACGGCTCCAGCAACGCCCTCTGTGTGCCCTAATCTATAACTCGTAATGCCACAACCTATTAGGCAAAAAACAAATATAGCAAACTCCTGCATTTTTAGTCTCCGTTGATGCTTGCTCTAATTGAGCTTTATTTAACACATATTATACTAAAGAATATTCAAATTGTCAAGAAGTATTTTTAGGTTGCTATAAATAGTGCTTGACTTTTGTCCCTATTTTCGGTATAATATCTATATTGAATTACGCTGTACACAGAAGGAAAAAGTCAAATGACATCAAAAATAAACCTTGACATTTCTTCCTCTATCATCTATAATACTAGAATGAAAAGAAAGGGATGGACAATGAAAGAACGGCAAATACTGAAGAAGTACTACAATGTAGTTTCTGCTGAAGAATTGGCCGTGTTGTTACCGGACAGAGATCCTAAATCAATAACAAATCAGGTATACTACCTAAGAAAGAGAGGATGGACTTTTGTACGACCCCGTGACAACAGTTGAGCTACTAATAGTAACCCTACTTTTAGCAATATGGCTTTATATTAAAAACAATGATGAGGATAATTGGTAATGGCTAAGAAGAAAAGCAGAAAATCACGTACTAGTCAAGGCATTGTAGGTAGCCCAAAACGCTGTCGTACTAGTGTTTATGGTAGTATGGAGCGTGCACTTAATCAGC